GGCTACAGACTATACTTACCGCGCAGCTAATAACTCATTAGAAATGTCAAGCGGTGGTGTACTTACAATCACACTTCCAGGATCTGACATTTTCCCATACAGTGTAGCAACTACATTGAATGAAACTCAAAAGAAAGATATTATTCTTACATCACTTGAGACTCAAGCACCATATACAATTGGCGATCACATTGATATCTCAGGTAATACAGTAACAGTAGCAGTAACTTCTGCTAATCAGTTAACAATTACTTTCTTTGATCCGGCTGATCATCCAACAGCTGCTATGACATGTGCTGGTTATTATAACGCAAAGAGATTTGTAACTGAAGTTAATAATAAAAACCTAGAAGAAATTTACATTACGATTGACACAGCAACTCACGCTAATGGTACATCTGGTACGTATAGCTTAGGTGTTCCCGACGTGTATTCTATTGAAGGTATATGGGAAGTGGGTGCTAACGCTGCTTATAGCGAATCTGGCACAGATGTAAAGAATAGCTTTAGCTTAAATACAAACCAAAGAGATGCATTCTATGGATTGTCATATATTTTAGCTGACTCAGGATTCACTATTACAAGTGGAGATAAATTCTTAGTTAAAGCAAAAGTATTCCGTAAAACAAATTCAATTAATACTTTCTTTAGTGTTGACAGTTATCCAGTTGATGATGTAACTGAACCACTACCAGCGAATAAGATCAGAACTGAAAACATTCCAATTTATATGAATGAAGCTGGTAAAAAAGTAAATCTGAGAAACGTTATTGACTTTAGACCATATACCGCAGCTACAGCAGCATACTCAAGCACTATTGGTGGCGCAACCGAAAACCCAGCAAACACAACAGATTTTGGTACAGTTGATTTTTACTTCCCAAAGCCAAATGCTACTTTAGAAACAACGTATGATTATTATCTAGGTCGTATCGATAAGCTTATCCTTGACGATAAAGGTGTATTTAATATCATCACTGGCGCTCCAGCTAATGATCCTATCCCACCTGCCGACGTTCCTAAAACAATGACATTGGCCAACATTATTGTTTCGCCATTCCCATCGTTACCAATTGGCCAAGCTTCTCGAGTAGATAGACAAGATTCTGCTGTATATTTAAGACGTGAAAGAAATGCTAAAAATTATACGTTCAAAGATATTGCACAATTTGATTTACGTCTAAGAAACCTAGAAATATATACTTCACTTACATTGCTTGAGCAATCGGCAACTGATCTTAGTATCCTCGATGAAAATGGACTTGACAGATTTAAGAGTGGTATTTTGGTCGACAACTTCGATAACTTAAGCTTTGCTGAAGTAACAGATCCAGAATTTGGTGCAAGTATCGACACTTCACGTAATGATATTCAACCTAAGATTAGAGCATATCCATTTGATTTAGAAGTTGTAAGTTCTACTGGTGTAACAGATTATGGCGAAGCCGTAACACTTACTAGTAATACTTCTCCAGTGATTGAACAATTTACTGCCACTAACACGAGATCGTGTACAACTGGTTTCTGGAAGTTTAATGGTTCGATGTTTATTGTGCCACAGAATGACACAACAACTGACGTTACTCGTGCACCAGATATTAACTTTACAATTGACTTAGAAACTCCATTTATGGATTTTGTTGACACACTTCAAGAATTTGTACCATTACAAAATAGTGCTACAACTGTTACTGGTACTAACTCGAGTGCAGTGACAAGAGGTCGTACAACAACTACAACCACAACTACTAACCTACAAACTATTACAAATACATTAGCATCAACTAGTCGCAATGTAACACAAGCAATTGGTGACTTTGTTACTGATGTTAACTTTAATCCATTTATGAGATCACGTGATATTCAAATTCGAATCTTTGGATTAAGACCTAACACTCGCCATTACTTCTACTTTGACGAAATTGACGTGAATGCGCATATCGCGCCAGCAATTCCAACGCCTGGTAATAGTACTCAGCTTATAAGCAATGGCGTATTCTCAGCATCAAATGTTATTAAAACAAATGCTTCTGGTGAGCTATATGCAATCTTTAGAATTCCAGCAGAAACATTCTTTGTTGGTGATAGAGTACTCGAAGTAGCGGACGTAAGTCTATACGGCGACATTGAAAGCGCTTCTTCAATTGCAGAAGTTGTTTATCATGGCTTTAACGTGTCGGTAACAAAGGCTACATTGACGTCTACTACAAGAATGCCAGATTTCTTTGTTGATACTGACGTACAGAATACTACTCAAACTAGTGTAACATCAGTAACGCGTCCGCGCCGCGATCGCAATTGGGATCCAATTGCACAAACGTTTATTTTAGACGAACAGCTTTCAGCAGATAGCGTAGTTTATTTAGATTCAATTGATTTATATTTCTCATCAAAAAGTGATACGAATGGCTTTACTATGGAGATTCGTGAAACGCAAAATGGATATCCAGCTGGCGCGGTAATTCCATTTGGTAGGATCCATGTTGATGCAGCAGACGTAAATGCTAATGACCAAAATGCTCTTACTCCTACTAATGTTAGGTTCGATGCACCTCTTGCATTAAGAACTGGATTAGAATATGCTATTGTTATTTTACCAGATGCTAATGATCCGGCATACCGAGTTTGGATTTCACGTACTGGTGAAACTGACGTCGACACCGATCTTACTGTGAATATGGATACAAATGGTGGTACACTATTTACATCTACAAACAATAGAGCTTGGACTGCTTATCAAGATGAAAACCTTAAGTTTACGATTTATCGTAATAACTTTACTTCAACTCAAGGTTCTATAACACTTACTAACCCAAGTAATGAATTCTTAAAAATCGATACTGCTACAGCCGGTAGATTTGAAGAAGGTGAAAAAGTATACGTTGACACAGGTGGAGTTTACTTAACCGGCAACGTTGACGTTATTGCGGGTAACACCACAATCGTAGGTACTGGTACTGCATTCCAAAGTGAGTATACAGCAGGTGAACATATTGTTGTTAATGCTGACACTAATCCAGAAGTATTAGAGATTGCTTCGGTGGCAAATAACTCTCACTTAATTGTAAGCGACATTCCTACCGCAAACTCAACAGGTGAACACTTTAAGACAGTGACTGGTACAGTTTCTTATTACAATACAATTGAGCCTCGATTGCTAATCTTAGATAACTCATCTGCAAAAACTGGATTGACATTTGCAAATAACGATGTATTATATGGCGCTGTTTCAGGCGCTCAAGGCTCGGTGTTAGAAGTACACGATTTGCCTATGAGCTATACTCAGCCTAACGTATTTAGAAACAATTATACATACACTTCAACTAGCTTAACTGCAAATAGATTATATAGCGCTGCTGGTTCTTACTCTAAGCAGTTTGACTTTAACGATAACAATTATCTCATTGGTACATCTACTTATATTAAGAGTAGATCAAATGAGATTAATGAAGATTCTGGAGCGAATTCGTTTGAGATGACAGTTCAATTGAACTCTCAAACTTCTGACTCTTCACCGTTTGTTGATTATGCGCTTTCAAACATTACTATGTACGAATACTTTATTAATACTGACACGACAAATGAGAAAACAAAAAATGGTAATGCAATTGCTAAATACCTTACACGTAAAGTAGAGTTAGCTGAAGGTCTCGATGCTGAAGATATGAGAGTACTTCTTACAGCTTATCGTCCAGCTGGTACTGACATTGAAGTTTGGGCTAAGTTCCAATCGGCGTATGATGTCGGTGATTTTGACGATGATCTCTATTGGACTAAGCTTGAAAAGAAAGAAGAAACTGACTCATTCAGTACTGTAAGTAATCGTTACGACTTTAAAGAGATTGAATATAATCTTGGTGATGCAATTCAAGCTCAAGGCGATGGTGCTTACATTGATAATGGTGTATTTACTTATCTCGATAGTGAAGGTGGTGTACATAACGACTTTAAATTCTTTGCAATTAAAGTAGTATTCCTAGCTAATACTCATAACGTTGTACCAAGAATAAAAGATCTAAGGGCACTAGCACTAGTATGATGGATTTAGTAACAAAAGAATATAAACGAGATACTGCCTCGAACGCTCTAATAAATAGAAATAGAGAGCAGTATCTTAAATATAAAGCTACTAAACTTCAGCTTAACTCCGCAAAGGAGATGTGTGAAGAGATAAATAGTATTAAAGAAGATATAAAAGAATTAAAACAACTTGTAGTATTATTAATGGATAGGACTCAATAATGGCTATTCTCACTTACGTTGGAGCAGAAATAAATCCAGCAAACAACACATTTGAAACGTGGCTGAACCGCACCAACGATATGATTGGTGACATGGGATCTACAGTCGTTTCAATAGACGGAACTAATACAGGTAACGTTGATATTACCGGCGTATTTAGTGCTGATACTATTTTCACAGGTACAGAACTTCGAGGTGGAGATGCAAATGGCGCATCATCCTTTAACATCAGTTCAGACGTATCATTTACAGCAGCAGCAGTTAACGTATCAGGCTCAACCACTCTTACCGTATCTAGCGAATCAGTATTCAATGGTGCTACAAGTAACCTATCCATTACAACATTGCGTACGAATTTAGATTCTGGTAATACTAACATTAGTGGACAACTTACTACAACTGGACTTTCATCCTTTACTGGCAATGTAGAATTTACAGATACAATTACCGGTAACGTATCTATGACTGGCACATTAAGTCCAGCCAACATCTCAGGTGCTACTGCAACATTTTCTGGCAATACAGAATTTAACGATCACCTTTCATTCCCGTCAGGTACTCTTGTAGTTCCAGTAGGTAACACTGCTGTAAGACCTACACCTGCCGAAGGTATGTTTAGATTTAACACTGACCTTGGAGAGTTCGAAGGTTATGATGGATCTATCTGGGGATTGATTGGTGGAGGCGGAGGCCTAGCTGCTACGGTTGTGAATTCAAATACTAATGCTGCAGCTGAAGGATTTTACTTCACTGACTCAAGCAGTGGTCCATTTAACATAACGCTACCAACTTTACCAGATGCAGGTGACGTAATTAAACTTGCAGGTAAAAGTTGGTCACTAAATTCAGTTACAGTATTACGTAATGGTAATACAATCGAAGGATTAGCTCAAGACTTAGAACTTGATATTGAAGATAGTACTGTAGAATTTATTTACGACGGATCAACATGGCAAGTATTTACTAACGTTATTTCTACCGCTTCAACAGGTAGTGGCGGCGGTATTGGTGATCCAATTATCGTAGCTACAAGCCAAGGTATTACTGCAGGGAATTTCTATTATGCTGATTGTTCATCAAGCGCTATCACATTAACTTTACCAGCTACACCCACACAAGGTGATTACATTAAGTTTATTGGTGATAATTGGGAAACAAATAACTTAACATTAGCTCGTAATGGTTCTACTATTGAAGGCGACGCTGAAGATCTTATTGTTGACGTTAATGATGTGACCATCGACTTAATTTATGATGGAGCAACATGGCAGGTATTTACTAATATTGGTACCGGCGCTATGAGTGTAGACGCAGCTACAGGTAATGTCGAATATAATATTACAATGACGACACAAACGTCAAATGGAAATATTAGCACAATTTCAACAGACACTAACTTAACATTTAATCCATCAACCGGTACACTTACTGCTACTGATTATAACTCACTATCAGACATGACAGTAAAAGAAAATATTTCTCCAATCGATAGCGTAATGCAAACACTAATGGGATTAAATCCTGTAGAGTTTACTTGGAAAAATACTGGAAGTAAGAGTTATGGTGTTGTTGCTCAAGAACTTGAAAAAGTATTGCCTGAGCTAGTTACAGAAAACAAAGATAAAAAGTACGTAAACTATATTCCTTTGATTGCTCTTCTCCTTGAAGGTTATAAAGATTTGGCGAAGAAAATCGAAAGCCTTGAGAATAAATAAGTAAAAGAGAGAAACAACCATGACCATAAAACTTTCTACGCTTGTAAGAGATAGAGATACCGATTTTACTACGCTTAATTTTCTTCAGGCAAATAACAACTTGTCAGATGTTGGAAGCGCAGTCGACTCACTCAACAACTTAGGCATAACAGCATCACCGCAAGAACTCAACTTACTTGATGGTGTTAATATTACTCTTAACGAACTTAACACGCTAGGTGGACTTACTGCAAATACTGCAGAGTTAAACTACACCGACGGTGTTACATCAAATCTTCAAACACAATTGGACGCTAAAGTTGATGAGACTTCTGCGACTGGCTCAGCCGTAATTCCATCAGGTAACACTGCGTTAAGAGATGGTTCTCCTAACGCTGGCTATCTTCGTTTTAATAGTGAAACAGTTTCTTTCGAAGGCTATGATGGTACTTCGTGGGGTGACATTGGTGGAGGTGGAGGAGGAACCGGAACTGGTTTAGCTTCTCAAACTGCCAATACATCATCTACTACTCAAACTTCTATTGCTACATACGATGCTACTACAATTGGAAGTATTAAAGCATTTGTACAAGCAAAAGATGGTAATGATAGATATATTTCAGAACTTCTTATTACGCATGATGGTAATACTGCGGTAGCAACAGAGTATGGTCAAGTCGCAACAAACATATCACTTGCAACTTATGATGTAGACATTGCAAATAGTGAAATACGAATTCTTGCAACGGCTGCTTCAACAAATGCTACCGACTATATTGTACAATCAATAGAATTTACAGAATAAAAAAATATAAAGCTAACTAGTGGAAGGTGAAACTAGATGGGCAATAACAAAGATTTTATCGTAAAAAATGGCATTAGACCATCTTCGTATCATGAGTCTATAATTACTCGTGATCAGGGTTATAGCAATGGATACAGTATTCAAAACTTAACCTTTACTCATCAAAGATCTTTTGACTTTCATAGTAACACTGGAGCTACAATAAGCGACGCTCGAGCGTTTGCTATCAAGCCCGATGGCACGAAAGGCTATGTGCTTGACCAATTTACCGCTAGAATACACGCGTTTGACTTTCCTACTGGAAAAGAATATGATGCGTCTGCATTAATTAATAGTACATATTCAACTTCATCAACTGGATCCTTTGCAACAAATACTTCTTTAGCTAATGATTTTGTATTTTCTCCCGATGGAACAAAAGTTTTTATTCTAGATGATGGCGATAATGGAGTTCAGGAATATTTACTGGGTTCTCCGTGGGATGTCACTACTCTTACTTTTGAATCAGAAAAAATTGGATTAGCTGAGGCTGCGCCTCGAGGACTAACGTTTTCTGATGATGGATACTGGTTTTATATTGTAGGAACTGGAGGTCGTGTATACTCTTATCTTATGTCAACTCCTTGGGATATATCTACAAAGAGCGGATCGGCGGTTGATCAGGATTTCGTTTTATCTAGTTCTATAATTCCTGGTACACCTCAAGATATATCTTTTAATAAATATGGCACTAAAATGTGGATTTTAAATTATGGAACTGGTGCTGGAATTTATCAATATAGTTTGAGTACGCCATGGCAAGTATCAAGTGCCTCATACGATAATATTATGTATGATACAGAATCTCAAGCTTTACAAGATTTAGTCGGATCGGTTGGCCCTGTTACGCTATATAGTATGTCATTTGTAGATGATCCTATATTAGGAGAAGGCGCTCACTTATACCTTTTTGCCAATGGTAGTCCAAGAAGTGTATATCAATTTTCTACAGTAGGTATAAAAGAAACTCTAAATACTAATGGTTCAGCGCTAGAAATTTTGCCAGGCCCAAGTACAAATAGTGTTAATGTAGGTGGAGCAACTACATTTTCTTTACCATATACTGTTCCAAAATATACCTACACTATTGACATCACAAACAATGGTACTAGTGATTGGACAATTACAAGTGGACAAGATCGAACCGGATCGATCAGTGGAAATGACGTTGATATTAATATACATGTTGGAGATACGCTTTCATTTCAAAACTATGCTATAGGGCATCCATTAGCAATTAAAACTAAACCAGCAACTGGAGATACTAATAAGGTTTTACCTCCTTTAGTACAAGGATATCCAACTGCATCAATAGATGGAGTTACTCCTGCAGAAATTACTTTTACACCTACAGAATCAGGAACTTATTATTATCAATGTCAAGCTCATCTTAATATGCATGGAATTATTAATGTTACAGCTCCAAGGACTGGAGAGTCTGAAGATATTACAGTTTTTTTGCATGGCAACAAAGGATCATTTAATTTAGATACCGTTGAATTCAATTCAAATGGGCGAGCTGAGTCTGATTTTAAAGATTTAACAAGTAGTGATATCACTACTGGAATACTTTCCGGTAGAAGTACATTAGGCATAACAGTGAGCTATAATGGTAGGTACGCTTATGTATTAGCATATAATTCTACTGGCCCAGAATATATTTATCAATACGAGTTATCTACACCCTATGATATAACTACTGCAGAACTTGTAGGATATCATAATGGTGATGAATTGCAATTACCAGTTTCAAATTTAAATACTACTGCAATTGCAATTAGTAACGATGGAACTATATTTTATAGTTTATCAAGTGGGTCTGGTAGTCAAAGACTATATCAATATAAGCTAACGACTCCTTACGACATAAGTACAATAACCTTTGACTCTAAGTCATTACAAATATATAACGATAATATTAATGTATTAGGTTTTCATATTACTGGGGATGGTAAATATCTTTATGTTGCTGATTATGATGGAGATAAAATTGGACGATATACTTTAGGCGATGAATTTGATATATCACTTGCAACTTATGATACTTTGCAGGAAAGAAGCTTGGCTGGGCTACCAAATTTTTCAGCTCCTCGAGGAATATCGTTATCTTCTGATGGATTGAATTTATTTATTTGTGATAATAATGATAGAATACATCACTTTGATCTTACTACTCCATTTGAAATTGATACCGTTGCGTCTCAAGTCCAAACAACTGTAACAATGGAACTTATTACAGAAGATACGTTAGATATAAATTTAGCGCTGCCAGGGCATTATCTTTATATTGCTACTGGGTCTCAAAGAAGAATAAGGCAACTTAGCTTAGGTTCATATCCTTATGACACAATCACCTATCCGGATAATGTACAATGGCCAGATGGAACTGTTCCACCTATTCCAGATGATGGCAGTACTGATATTATCATATTTAATACAGTAGATGGTGGCGCAACTTATCAAGCAGCCATAGCAATAGAAGGTGCTAAATAATGCCAACAAAAGATTTAGTATTAAAAAATCCTATTATACTTAATGGTGCAATAAAAGAAACAGCAAGTGTAAATAGCGCTTCATCTGATTTTACGTTCACGCCAAACTCTCAAAAATGGAGTCTTGGAGTTCTTGGAGATAACGAAAGAAAAACACTTTCTACTACACCTATATCAACTAATCCATTTGGAATTACATTTAAACCTGATGGAACGATGATGTACGTTTTATTGAATGGCAATGATAGAATTTATCAATACGATTTAAGCACCCCTTGGGATATCGATACTGCTGTTCCTCGTACTGGAACTGGAGATGAACTATGGGTTGGAGCTCTAAATAACAATCCACAATGTTTACACATAGTTCCCGGAGGAGGCGCTATATGCGTTATTAATAGATCTGGTGGTGCGAAAATAGATAAACACGAAATGACTACAAACTGGGATTTAAGTACAGCTAACGCAACAGCCGCGGCTAGTCAAAATGTAGGTAGCCAAGATTTAACTCCCCAAAGCTATTGTTTTGGCTCTGACGGTAATACTATGTTTATGATTGGTACTGAAAATAATGAAGTCTATGCGTATAACACAGTAAATCCATATGACCCAATAGGAGGTGGTTACAAAGGCTCTTCATATTCATATACACCAGACTATCAAACTAACGATGGTACTTCGCTTAATGTTACTCCAGAAGCTATAGCTTTTTCTTCAGATGGTTTAAATATGTACATTGCTGGATCAGCTGGTGGAAGATACATTTATAGATGGACACTTTCAATAAGGGATAATCCTAGCAGCGCAACTTTCCATAGTAGAGTAAAAATACCCGGTATTGGCACTGGCCAAGAAAACGCTATGGATATCTACATTAATGAAAATGATGGATACGTATACACTGCAGGAAGTTTTAATGATAAGGTGTATCAATATCAAGCAAGAGAACCAATTTATAAAGAAAATATAGATTTGTCAACTGGAAACTATTTTAGAGTGTCTCCTACTTTAAATGACATAGGTACAGAAATAGTATTTAACAATCCAGGCCAATCTCAATCATTTCAAATAGAATTAGAAGGTACGAAAGTACCTTATGAAGTTTCAAATATTTCAATTGAATCTAATAATGAAGGAGTTTTTGGAGGTACTCCAGGAACTGGATCTGCTTCAATGATGGCTTTAGGAAAAAATGGAACAAGAATATATGTAGCTGGGACTGCTGATATTGGATCTAATGTAGCACAATTTAATATGCTTGTGCCTTATGATTTAACTACTATCAGTTATGCTGGAACGTATGCTTTGGTTTTAGATGGTGACTCTAGTGCAAACCCAGACGCTTTAGAGTTTAGTACAGATGGGCAATATATGTATACTGCTCAATATAGCACATCAAATAACCGTGCAGAAATATATAGATATGAGTTATCAACACCTTGGGAAGTAAATACTGCTAATACAGCATCAGAACAAATATTTGCTGTTGGTAATGGATCAGTGAGAGGCATAAGTTTTAAGCCCGATGGAACGATGATGTACGTAACAAATGATGTAGGAGCAGATATTTTTCAGCAATTCAAATTTTCAACACCTTGGGATTTGACGTCAAATGATACTACTGGTAATGGCGAATATTTGGCTGGAACTGAATTAAATGTTCCAGGAACAACCACTACACCTAACTTTGAAAGTGCTAATATTACTCCTGATGGAACCAAATTTATTGCTATAAATACCGCCGGCGGCGGTAATGCTTTAGTATTATATAGATTAGCTACGCCTTGGGATATTCGTACAGCTTATTTTGATACATGGTCAAATAATTCTTTAGCTTCTCAACCAAATATGGAAGGAAGTGCATTTACTGAAGATGGCACTCGAATGTTTGTGTGCGAAGGCGCCGGTAATGAGATATTTAGAAGTGTATATATATTTGGGCAGCAAAGTATTGATTGGCCAAGTAACTTAAAATGGAAAGGTGGATATGCTCCACAGGCTCCGGAGCCTGGCGAAAAAGCTATATATAGTTTTACTACAAAAAATGGTGGTGTTACATATATAGGACAACAAATTGCAAGTAATATAAGCTAATACTGGAAGGTGAAAGTATGAGCAATAATAAACCATTTAAAGTTAAAAACGGCTTACGAGCTAAACAATATTCTCAGCAAACTAAAAATAGTAATAAAGTTGAAGTTGGCTATTCTTTACGGGATGCGTTTAAAGAATCTCCTTACTATGACCATAGCGCTGAAGATGGAGTATGCCACGGATTATTTTTTAAACCTGACGGAACAACTTTATATATTACTGGACAACAGACAGATAGAATTTATCAATACGATTTAAGTACTCCTTGGGATTTAAATACTATTACTCTTACTAAATCTACAGATATATCTACATATAGTGGCGGACCTGAAGGAATTAAATTTAAGTCAGATGGCACTAAAATTGCGATAATTGGTAATGATAGCAATTTTATTGCTATATACAACTTACCTACGCCTTGGGATATAGGAACATTGAATTATCAGCATGGCTATATCACCACTTCTCAAGATACTCAGCCTCAGGGCTTAGAATTTAATTCCGATGGAACAAAAATGTTTGTGGTAGGCGAAGATACAGAAACAATATATCAATATTCATTAAGCATTGGGTGGTCATTTGCGGGAACTGAAAACCAAACTTTAAGTAAACCTACTTTAACTGAAGCACCATTTGAAACATTTCCAAGAGATATGTTCTTTAATGATGATGGAACAAAAATGTTCTTATTAGGATCTGCTGCTGATAAAGTTTATCAATACGATTTAGGTACTCCATATAATTTAGGCAGTGATTGTGTGTATTCAAACATTTCATTTGACGTAAGCGTAAGAGATGCAATCGGAGTAGAGTCAGAAGTAAGAGGTTTATATATTAGACCAGATGGAAGTAAATTTTATGTATTAGGACGTGACAATGATATTATATATCAATATTCTATGCTTGGATATAGTGAAACGATTGATTTGTCAGCCGGGACGTACTTTATATGTAATTTAAGTGGTGGATCTGAAATATTTTTTACTAATCCGCCTGAGTCTGGAAAGGCAGTTGCGTTTAGTATAGAAGTAAATGGCAACTATAATTTAACGTGGCCTTCCGGAATTAAATGGTCTGGAGGAGCAGCTCCAGACCAAGAAGCAGAAACAGAGTTATATTCATTTATAACTATAGATGGTGGACAAACGTATTATGGAAAGAAAACAGCAGGAGATGTAGCATGAGTAATGTAAAAGCTGTATTAGGACAATCGACTAACATTGATGCTGCACCAGTGTATTCAGATGACGTATTTAGTACACACATTTATCGTGGGCAAAATTTACCACACAAAATTGAAAATGGTATTGATTTAGCAAATCGTGGTGGACTTGTGTGGTTTAAAAAACGTAATATTGCAGATGATCATTATTTATTCGACACTGAAAGAGGATCAGACGTAGTTTTAAAACTTAACGATAACAATAATGGAAATATTGTTGTAGGTGATTCTGGAATTAATTCTTTTGATACCGATGGATTTACCTTTGGTAGCACAAATTATGGAAATACTGTTGCACATGACTACGTAGCTTGGACTTTTCGAAAACAAAAAAACTTTTTTGATATTGTTACTTGGACTGGAGATGGATCAACCGATAGTGGTGGAAGTAGACTTATTGAGCATAACCTAGGTTCAAAACCAGGATTTATTATTGTTACTGCAATATCACGAGGTAATGGAGTATATACTTATCATAGGTCTCTAGGAGCAACATACGCAATACGAATGGACGGATCTACCACAGGTGGTGCTGTGCCTTCACAATCAGCTAATTGGTGGTATAATGTAGAGCCAACAAGTACACATTTTAGCGTAAACTTTAATTTTAATGATGATGGAGTAGAATATATTGCTTATGTTTTTGGGCATAACGATGATTTAGACCCACGGACCTTTGATTTTGGAGAAAATTTTGATGAACAAATAATTTATTGTGGAGAATTTACTGGAGTGAATAATGAATTCAATGTAAATCTTGGTTCAAGTAGTATTGAAGGATTTGAGCCTCAATGGGTTATGATGAAGCGTATTGATAGCACTGGGCCTTGGGAAATATTTGATACCATTAGAGGATCTACAACGAGATCTGCTGGTACATCAAGTATTGCAAAAAGACTTGAAGCAAATGTGCAAGACGTTGAAGGTACAACATCGAATAATCCAGCAGCGCCTAGATCAAATGGATTTATGGTTGAAGATACTTTTCATTATGGGGCCGGTAAACAATACATATATGTTGCAATTGGAAAAGCTGGTATGAAAAGACCTAAGTCTGGAACTGATGTATTTCACACTTCACGTGGAGCGTCGCCATATCAGCCTGGTTGGCCAGTAGATTGGGCTTGGGCGAGAAATATTGCTAGTACTGGAGGCTGGTACACAATGCCACGTATGACTGGAGCAACGCACCGTCTTCTTGATCAAGGTGGTGGTTCTAATGTGATTGCTGATCAAAGCTTTGATTCTATGACAGAATGGGGTGATAGTAGTTGGAGCACGCCCTGCCAAGGATTTTCTTTTAAGCGTGCCAGAGGATTTTATGATATGTTCAGATATATTGGCACTGGGACAAAAACAGAGTATAAGCATAATTTGGGAGTTGAGCCAGAAATGATTTGGTCTCAGTGTGACAATAGAAATATGGATGTAGTATGTTATTATAAACAAAATGATTATCCAGATACACCATGGCGGAGAATATTAGTAAATGAACCTGACGCCGGCGGCGCTATGCGCTCTGGGCAAGAATTAGATCTAACTCAGCTTCCGGACAAAGATTATATAACTTGGTTAGGAGGTAGCTCTTCTCCAGACCCAAACATAAACGGTGACATTTATCTAACTCATCTTTTTGCTTCTTTACCAGGAATTTCAAAAGTAGGAACTTATACTGGTAATAGTGGTAGCCAAACTATTGATTGTGGATTCACTACTGGTGCAAGATTTGTTATCATCAAAAATACAAACGATTCTTCAACTTCTTGGATACAGGTTGATGTTGCGCGTGGTATTAATTCCGGTAATGATTCTACTGTATTTTTAAATAGCGATCAGGCAGAAGTTACTACTAATAACTACGTAGATCCGGATCCAAGTGGATTTAGTTTAAATACAAATAATGCTCTAGTAAATTTATCGGGTAAAATATATTTATTTTATGCAATTGCATAAATATATTATGTTAACAAAGCATATTATAAGGAGGACACAACATGTATGCTAAGGTTTCAGGGACAGCTGTAGTACAGTTCCCATACACAATCGGACAACTGCGTAAGGATCATCCTAACGTATCTTTTCCAAAAAATATTACAACTGCAACACTAAGTCGCTATGGCGTAGTTGGTGTAGTTGAAGGACCGCAGCCAACAGAAGTTGGTACATATCAAAGAGTTACTCGTAATTCTCAACCGGATTATGATTCAGATACTGGCGTGTGGATGATTAACTATACTGCTACTGATATGTTTGCAGACACTACCGACGATGAAGGTAACGTTACAACAAAAGCGGAACATGAAGCAGCTTATCAAGCTACGTTAGATGAGCAAGCAGCAACTCGTAATCGTGCAGAGCGTGATAGACGTATTGCTGAAACTGACTGGTGGGCATCATCAGACTTGACAATGACAGACGAGCAAACAGCTTATCGTCAAGCACTACGCGATATCACTACACACTCTAATTGGCCTAATTTAGAAGAAGGTGATTGGCCAACTAAGCCGTAACGTATAAATAAAAGTAAAAGGGTAAAACTATGGCTAGACTTTCCACACTTATTAAACAGAGAGATGAAGACTACTCAACAGCTGGTCTTTTATCAGCAACAAACAATTTAAGTGATGTTGCTAACTCTGCTGCTTCGGTAAGTAATCTTAGCTCAGTTCTTTCTGATATTTCAAGTTTAACACCTACAAATGGAAATGTTATTTCTGGTGATGGTTCAAATTGGATTTCATCTCCGGTTTCAGGTGGGTTGCAATACTCAGTACAAACTACAAATTATCAAGCAGCGGACAAAGAAGGCGTACTTGCCGACACTTCTGCTGGATCGTTTACTGTGCTTTTACCCATACTTCCATCTACTGGTGACCAAGTCGTGGTTGCAGATTCGGGTGGAGCATTTGGAACAAATAATCTTACTGTAGATCGTAATGGTTCTACTATTGAAGGCGTAGCTCAAGATTTTATTCTCGATATTAATAACGTAAGTGTACAGTTTGTATATGATGGAACTACTTGGCAGACATTTGCGCAAGTAGGTGCAGGTACTTATGACAGCCCTGCTGTTACAGAAGATGGTACTCAAACACTTACAAACAAAACTATTTCTATGGCCGGTACATTATCAATGAACGATAATGTAATTAACCGTGCTTTACTCGAAGATTATGCAATTCAAGGTAATGCTGTTGGAAATATTGCAAACACTGCAACGTTGAGTATGGCAACTGGAAATTACTTTACTGCAACGGTAACCGGTGACGTAACTCTAGAATTTACAAATGCTCCACCATCTGGGGAGTTTGGTGGATTAGTTTTAGAATTAACGAATGGCGGCGCAAGTGTAGTAAGCTATCCAAACACTGTTAATTGGCCAGCAGGCACAGCGCCTACACTAACAGCAGCTGGTACAGATATGTTAGCATTTACTACAGACGATAGTGGTACATCTTGGTCAGGATTAGTAGTAGGATTGGACATTAAGTAATGGTAGATTTAGTCACCTCTCTTGGAGCAGCAGCAGGTACGTACGCGGCAAGTCAAAGTGCGGCGACTAATGTTGAAGATGTATTTAGCACTTATCTTTATACTGGAGATGGTAATGACGTTAATGCCGTTGATAATGGTGTAGCTCTTGCTAATTCAATTGAATATGCTGCTCATATTTCAGGCGATGGTGTTACTTCTTCAAGTGGAAAAAGCGTAAGTACAACTGATACTCTTAATAACGTATACGTAGCAACTGAAATGGCTAGCACTAATATGTTGTTGCTTCGTAAATATAGTGAAAATTTTCAAAACATTATTTGGACGCAATGGATACAATACGGCAGTAATGGCAACGTTAAGAGTTTACATTTTACTGATAATGGCAATCTATATATTAATAGTGGTGAAGGAAGTACACCTATTATTCTAAGAATAAATGCTAATGATGGAAGCGTTGTATGGAAGAAAAAGTTTTCAAACTCTAATTCACCTGAAATAAATTCTTTAGAAGAAGATGCCACTGCTACATCAATATATGTTGTCGGTAAATCTTGGCGTGCTGATGTTGGCACGGGTACACAGTTAGCATTTATTTCTAGACTTAGTGTTTCCGATGGCACTGCGCAGTGGGATAGGGGGTGTACTTCTCTTGGAAGTGAAACTCATATTTTTGAAGATGTTACCATTATGGATGGATATATTTACGCCGCTGGTTATCTTCGCAGTGGATCATATCATAGACCAGCTGTTGTTAAGTTTGATAGTCTCGGACAAATAGTCGCTTTACGTCAAGTACCTCAACCAACTCCTAGTATTGATGCACGTTTTCATGGCATTGTAAACGATGGAACATACATATATGCTGTAGGCCGGAGTCCTAATGCAGCATGGATCTCGAGATGGGATGATAGTTTTACTAGTAATATTAATAAATTTCACGGATTTGGCGCAGAAGATCCTGGCGCAAGAGATATTTATTTAGGAAGTGACGATAATCTTTATGTAATATTTGCAGGTAGTGCTGATTTCTATTTTTCAGATCCAAGTGGATTTGTGATTGGCAGATTCGATAAAACTACTTTAGAATTAACTGGTGCAGCAGACACTCGAAGATTTATTACTGAAAATGGAACAATAAATTCCATAAAAAGATATTTTAATGGTAAAGGATCAAAAATAACTTTAGATTATCCAGGAGGACATCTTGGCCAATATAGTTATACATCTGTGCAATTTGACATTACACAGTTTTTATCTTTAAGCGGAAGTAAATATCTTAATTTATATTCTGAAGCTGGATCTAATTCAGTAACTTCTGACGTAGACGATAATCTAACTACAACGTCATATGATACGGATGGTTCTTGGTCTGATGCTACTTCTGTGCAAACCAACACAGCTCAAACTACAGTAAATGTATATACTGATACAGAATATACGCCGGCGGTTGAAAGTGAAGGCGGATTAGTATGGATAAAAGGTAGAAACACCACAACTAATCATGCGCTATATGATACAGTGCGAGGTAGTAATATTTTATCTACTAATGTCGATTCGTTCCAATCGTCAACACCTAACGGTGTAAATTTATTTAATAGCACCGGTTTTAATATGGGTGACTTAAATGCAATTAATTCAAGTGGAGATCCTTTTGCTTCTTGGACTTGGCGTAAAATGCCTAAGTTTTTTGACGTTGTATTTTATAATGGAAATGATGTTACTGGCATCTCTGATAGTGTTGCGCACAATCTCGGGTCTAGACCCGGAATGATCGTTGTAAAATCGCTAAATCAAGATAGTAATTGGGCTGTTTGGCATAGAGGTAATGGGACCGATGATCTTACTCAACTCAGTTTAGATAATAATTTGGGAGCTGGTTCGATAGGTGCACTATCCTTCACTCCAGACGAAAATGTATTCTATCCATATTATATACAGAATACAAATGGTAATAGACAAAATAATCCAGGTACTCAGTATATAGCATATTTATTTGCGCATAACGACGGAGACGGTATATTTGGTGAATCAAGAAATGAAGACATTATTAAGTGCGGCGTTTTTACCGGTACTTTAAAAACAGCATCTGTCGATTTAGGATTTGAGCCTCAATGGTTACTTACAAAACGTATAGACAGTAATAGCTCAGAAGGTTGGGAAATCTTTGATCATATAAGAGGTATGCCCTTTAATGCATCAGATAAAAGATTATTTACTGAACAAAATATCGCTGAAGAAGTTGGACAAAATAGTATTAATTTAAGAGCTGATGGCTTTGACATTGAAGATAATATTGATAGTGGAGGTGAATACCTTTATGTTGCTATTCGCCGACCTATGGCTATACCAAATAATGGCGAAGACGTATTTGACGCAAAATATTATCAAGCAGCAAATCAATCTAATCCAAGAACACATATAACTGGATTAGATTACGTAGATGCTGCAATGTTTAATATTACAAGCGGTCCAAGTGGGGCTGGAAATAGCGCGCTATACGATAGAAAAGTACGCCTAGATGAAGATTATTTTCTTATGTACGGGCCCAGTGGAATGGGTGGTTCTGATACTGTAGAATTCGATCATCAAAATAAAATTGTAACTGATCCTATTGGTAGTCACGTGACTACAAACTATAGTACTAACTTATATCGTTTACATATGTGGAAACGAGCTCCAGGATTCTGTGACACTGTTGCGTATTTTGGAAATGGTAGTACTTTACATAATATTCCTCATGGTTTGGGTGTTGAACCCGAAATGGTATGGATGAAATCACTCAATACAATAAATAGTTATGGTGATTGGATAATTTGGCATAAAGATTTACCTGGAACTTATCCTAGTACTAGAACTTATATGCAACTTAATAATCCTCCAGGAACAATTACGAGCTATCAACCATTTTTTGCTGCGCCCACATCAACACAACTTTCACTTAATGCTGATGTTGGCGCTAATCAAAGTTCGCAGCCATATGCAGCTTATCTTTTTGCAAGTTTAAATGGTGTTTCAAAAGTTGGATCTTATACTGGAGATGATACTTTAGGTAAAGTTATTGATTGTGGATTTGATAGCGGAGCAAGATTTATTTGGATTAAACCTGTAGCATCAGCTTATGATTACGTTTTTGATTTTGCACGAGGAATAGTATCAGGTGTTAGCCCGCATATTCAATACGGCGAAACTACAGTAGAAGATACTGCTACTGATCAAATAGATCCACACCCAAGTGGTTTTAGAGTAAGCCAAAATACAACTCATAATCTAAATTTATCTGGTAGAGAATATCTTTTCTGGGCAATTGCTTAAAAAATAAATAGTATTATTCAAAGGAATAATTAACGGAGAAAAAAATGACAACACTTTCAAGCGTAGTCGCACCAAACAACATTATCACAGAGAATAATACTCTCACGTTGTCGAATAAGACTTATAATGAGAGACATAACACTGTGACTTCTAGTGCTAACACAGTTACGCTAGATTGTAGTAGTGGTAACTCATTTAAGCACGTTCTTACCGAAGATACTTCAATTGAATTTAGCAACGTTCCAACAACTGGAACAGGGTATGTTTGCAGTATTGAAATTGAACAAGACTCCGGAGCTTCAGGGTTTACAGTAGCTTGGGCAAATGGTACAGTATGGCCAAGCGCAACAGCTCCAACATTATCATCAACTGCAAGCGCAACAGACATTTTCGTATTCAATACAATTGACGGTGGAACTACTTGGTATGGATTTACGGCTGGTCAAGCATTAGGATAAAATCGTATGTCAGTAAAACATAAATTATTGCAAGCCGCGGCGGGCGCGAATACAGGCGATAACGCATGGTTTTCAGTTTTAGAAACTGAAACTACAGGTTCTGGTGTAGGAACTAAAAAGATTTCTCTTGATAGTGCTGGAAACATTTATGCAGTTGGAAGATGGCAATCTTCATATTTTTTAGTAAAATATAATAAATTTGGCGATGTGCTTTGGGAAAAAAATGCAGCACCATTACAGCTCGATTGTGTAGCAATTAATTCTGAAGACGACGTAATAGTTGGTGGCACAGATGATTCTCGTTTTTATCTTGCTAAATTGAATTCTGATGGTAATTTTATTTGGCAGACCAGATACGCACCGCAAAATTTTGCAAAATTTACAGACATTGCTATTGATCCACTCGATGACGATATTTGTGCTACAGGATATGAAGCAGGTTTTAATAACCAAAAAGATACTACAGTAATGAGATTTGACACCGATGGTAATTTATTGGTGAGAAAAGTAAGAGATAAAAGCACTGATACCAATCACTATATGAGTACAAATCCTGCTATAGCTGCGAATAGCAGAAGCGAAATGATTTCAGCTACATATCATGTAGGTTATTCTTCAACCGGTGTAGGTGCGATGTTAGCAGTACTTGGCGACAATGGATCAAAAAGCTGGGCTAAATCTTTTGATACACAGTATCCAGGAACTAATGATAGCGCAGATGGAGAAACATTTACTGACGTAGTTGTAAATGCAAATAATGAAATATTTGCAGTAGGACAATCGCGTAGCTGGAATCTAAATAATGGTCCGGGCGTAGTTAAAATATTTCATGGCGATGCATTTGGAAATGAAATATCACACAAACGGTTCGCTTTAGGTAATTTATATCCACAAGCTTACCATCGTGATCATAATATGTTACCCGAAGCAATTGCTGTAGATTCAGAAAGTAATGTTATTGTTACAGGATACACATATCCAAAAGATGGTTCTAGTAAACATATATCAGCCTTTGTATTTAAAGCTACTGCAAGCGGAAGTGTACAATGGTTTAGATTTATTGATTGTGTAACATCTAGTGGAGGAGATGTAGTATATGACGTTCAAGTAGATAATAATGATGATATTATTTTAGGCGGTACAATGCATCGCGATGATATTAATTCGCCCTTTGCGTTTGTAGCTAAACTTCCAGGTGATGGATCTGGATTAGGTGAATATACGGATGGATCTACTTATAGAATATTTTATAGAGAAGGTGATTTTACAAATAGTTCAATTGCTTTAAATGCAATGGATACTGACGGCGAAGACTTTAACGCGAATAACAACGTTGCGTCTATGGAAAGCGCAAACGCTAGTTTGTCAGATGCTACAAGTATTAATCCAACATATATGCCAATTAGAGAAACTACGAGTGGTTATTGGCTTTCACACAAATCTTGGGATGGTACTGGTTCACAGACATCTAATATTACTTTTTTAACCAATATCATTACTGATTGTACTGTTGACAATTTAAACAACGTAATTGTAGTTGGTGGTATTGAGACAGCAGTCAATGCTCCTGATGCGTATGTAGCAAAGTATGATACTAATGGCGATGTACTTTGGGAAAAACGCTTTGCCGGCATTGATAGTGAAAGATTTTACGGCGTTGAAGTTGACTCAAATAATAACATTTACGTAACTGGGAATGACGATCATAATGGCGGTAATTCTGTTAGCACGGTAACTCTTAAGTTAAATACGGATGGTGATGTGGTGTGGGATATTGAGCGAGGTGTAGCAAATGGACCAGACGATATTGCATACGATATTGCTATAGATTCGAACGACAATATTTATGTTTTAGCTGATACTGAACAATTAGGTGGCAGTGAACTTGACGTATGGATTGCTAAATATAATTCAAGTGATGGATCATCGCCATATGATAGATATTATGGAATTGGTACAAGTACAAGTGATAATGTAAGAGGATGCGCTATTACCATTGACTCAAACGATAGAGTTATTTTTACTGGATATCAAAATCAATACACAGGTGGTGGTACTTCTACTGGAGGAACTTATTTAGCAGTTTTTGACTCAAATGGTACCTTAGCATGGCAAAAAGCTATTTATAATGATGATCAAGGCGCACATGTTAATGGTGGTAAACAAAGAGATTTAGCTATTGATTCTCAAGATAACATTTATTTAATATTTAATGCCGGTGACTTATTTGGCACTGGAATTACTCATTGTTGCGTTTTAAAATTCGATTCATCCGGCAATAATGTTTGGGAAAGACATTTGAATGTTAAAGATAATTCAGGAAGTAACACTTCTGGTGGTCATAATATTGCTATAGATTCGAATGACAATATTGTTGTCACATTTAACAGTTCGAGTGCATCTCATTTTATTAAATTAGATACCTCCGGAGAAATTCAGGGTCCAGCTTTAACTCTTTATAATCCAAACACTCTTTACAGTGACATAGGAGTACTTTTAGCGAAAATAATTTTTGATTCAAATGATGATTTGGTTATAGCCGGATATGAAAGTAATCCTTTATACGCATCTTTTGCATTAAAAATACCCAATGATTTTTCACGTGTAGAAAAAGATAAACAGTATTATGGATTGCAAGAAAAATATGAGTTTGGCACAAGCACACCGATTATTGTGGCAAGATCTGAATCTGGAGTAAACACGCATATAGGTATAACAGCTGGTGGGATGTCTTTATATGGTAGTGCAGTTGGTGCTGATGTTGGCGAAACTGTAGTTAGCTCAAATACTTCTCTTACTCCTAATAACTATACCTCTAGCTTTAGATATTTAAATCAACTCGATCTTGTTCCAGCAGTAGGCGATGAATTCTTAACAACATATAACTATGAAAATTATTTAGTTTCATCCATTACTGTTAATGTTGACGACGTATTTAGTACTGCGACTGATCAAAGTGGTTCGCCAGTTGTACAGTATCCTTACACACGTTATCAGTTCAATAGATATGCGCCTGGAGAATGGTTCGAACGTGCATATTCAACTAGTGGATCATTTATGTTCAATAATTCAAATAGAGCATTAGTTGGATTTGAAAGTGATATTAGTTCAACCGATGTAGGAGCCTTAATTGATGTAGATTTTGATAATCAAACTTATACTACTTTGTTAAATGATTCTAATTTTACGTCAATTGGATTTAATAACATAAGATACGTAGAAGGCGGTAGTCATGTTTTCGTAAGTGCTGGATCAGCTAGTCGGCCCGGTGGATATAATTTTTCAACGCAATCAGCATTTACTCCAAGCTTACCAGGATCTGCATCTAATAATAATTCTTATAAATTCTATGATCCAATTTTAAATTCAGTGCACGAAGGTTCTTACGACACTCAAAACGTTGCAACTGATTTATGGACGTTCCAAGCAAATACCGCAACTGTATTAACAGAAGATGCTAGTAATTATGTAAACCAAGGTGTTGACGTTGGACAAAGACACTGGGTACCAATTTCAATGGATGAAGACTATATTTATTGGATTGACCACGAAAGATGTGGCTATAGCGAAAAAGGTACTACTGTCAATGATACTATTACAGA